GCGGCGGGATGTTGGGGGGGGGGGGGTTGGCCCGCCGGGCCGCTGGCTCTGGACGATCTGCGGGAGATGGACGGGGAGCCGGTGTGGGTGGTTCCACTGAATGATTTCTATATTTTACCGGCTAATTACCTTGTGAACGCATATGCAGAACAAATAGTGGTAGACAAGTTCGGCGCTTACCTTGATTTTGAGGACTACGGAAAGACTTGGCAGGCCTACCGCCGCAGGCCGGTGGGGAAGGAGATGGAATCATGAAAAAGAGAAGCCGCTCCTTTTGCCTGGGCGCGGAGGACGCCAAGTTCCGGCGGCTGCTGGGGGAAGGCTTTCAGGCTACCGCGCTGCTCCTGGAGCGGGGCGGAGCGTGGGACCTGGTCGCGGTGGAGCCGCCGGGACCGGAAGAGCCTCCAGCGGCGGAGCCGGAGAAACTTGGTTTCAAGAGAATGCTGGCAGATGAAAAGCGGGAGATATACAAAAAACTGCTGCGCTGCCGTAGAGAGCGTGGGTTGGGGTGCTTTCAAGAATTGGCGGAGCAGGCGGAGGGCCTGACGGACGAGGACTTCCGCGCCGCCTTTCTGGGGGAGCTCCTGCCGGATTCCTTGTGGCGGCGGATTGGGCAAGCGCTGGCGGACAATCAGGAAGGAGTGTAGTAGATGTCCAAAGCAATCAAGCACATTCAGGCGGGGCTGCTCCACATTGAGGTGCTGGGGAGCGTGCCGGATGGGACGAAAAAGCGGCGCTCGGCACGGGCGGGGCCCACGCCGCCCGCCCAGCGCTTCTACAACCTCAAGCACTCCTGGCAGGAGCTGGAGCTGACCATTGCCGCCAATTTCCAGGGCCACGACCTGGTACTGACCTTCACCTATGACGATGGGCGCCTGCCCCCGGACAAAGCCGCCGCCGGGAAGCAGTTTCAAAAATTCATCCGGCGGCTGCGCGGCGCCCGGCGGAAGCGGGGGGCGGAGCTGCGGTACGTCTACGTGACGGAGGGCTTTCACGCCAAGGGCACGGACGGTCCCTTTGCGGCCGACGGGGCGCTGGAGGACAAACGGCTTCACCATCATGGGGTGTTCAATGTCACCGGCCCGGGAGATTTGGAGGAAATCCGCAGTCTCTGGCCGGGCGGCGGGTACGTCCGGGCCGAGCCGGTGGACGTACATTATTACCGGGAGCTGTCCAAGTATCTGACCAAGGAGGCGCGGGCGTTCGGAAAGCCCAAACCGGGGGAGCGGACCTGGCGGGGGTCCCGGACTCTGAAAAAGTATCAGGTGGAGTACATCGAGATTGCCACGGAAAGCGTGACCCTCACCCCGCCCTTTGGCGCGGTGGACTACGCCCAGTTCGGGGAACAGAATCCATACGGCTACGGGGTGTGCGTGGGAGCCCGGTACCTGCTCTTCCCCAAAGCGGAGGCCAGCGCTTACAGTTATTCCCAAGGCCGCCGCCCGCCTCCTTAATAATTTTTCATCTTGAAACAAGTCTTAATAATCCGACCGGGTATGTAGAAAGAGGGAATGGCACTTGCAATCACAACCGAAACCTGCTAGACTTGTCGTAAAGGACGGATGGGTAACCTGTCCGGTGTGCAGGCAAAATCACCGCCTGCTCCGCGTGGACATGGAGACAGTAGCCAAGGACCTGCCCATTTACTGCCGGGACTGCAAGACTGAGATAATCCTGAATATCGACAGAGGCCAGAGCGTAGAGCGCCGGAGCCCATAAGACCAACCAGAGGGTTGGCTTGTGGCTCTGGCGTTTTTATTTTGCCCGGAGGTGATAGCCCGTGGGAATTAGCCCTAGCCGTCTGTACACGCTTCAGCTTCTGCTCCAAAAAGGGCGGGAGGACCTGTTCTACCACTGGCCCGAGTGGAGGGCGCTGCGGGCGGAGGTGCTCCGTCTGGACCACCAGGAATGCCAGCTGTGCAAGGCCAAGGGGCGGCACCGTCCGGCCTGGATTGTCCACCACGTACAGCACCTGCGGGACCGTCCTGACCTGGCCCTGACCCTGTTTGACGGGGAGGTCCGGCAGCTGGTCAGTGTATGCAGGCAGTGCCACGAGGAACAGCACCCGGAGCACCGGCGGCAAGCCCGGAGCCCTTGTCCGCCAGTGACGGAGGAGCGCTGGGACTGACCTACCCCCCGGTCAAAAAAACGGCCTGGCACGGTGGAGGGCTCAATCGGGCGGGTCCGGGACAAAAGCGAAATTTCCGCGTCCGCGCCGGGCCGCAGGCGCGCCTGGGCGCGAAAGGAGGAATGCGGTCTGAGCCGAAAACCCAAGGGCCCGCCGGACCTGCGGCGGACCCGGAAATACCTGGAGCTCAAGGCGGCGCTGGAGGAAAGCCTACAGGTGCGCGGCCTGAGCGGGCAGGTCTACACCGACAAGGTCCAGGAGTATCTTGATTTCTGGGTCCGGCGGCAGGAGCTTCAGGCGGATGTAGCCCAGCGGGGTCTGACTGTGACCGACGACCGGGGCCGCATGAGCGAAAACCGCAGTGTGACCCTGGAAATCCAGGTGTCCCGCCAGATGCTGGCCATATTCGCCGCGCTGGGCTTCAAGGACGAGGCGGCCAAGGGCAGTCCGGGGGCGGAGGACAGCGATGTGCTGTGAACTGCCCGCAGCCGTTGCGCGGTGGCTCCAGCTGGTGGAGGGAGACGAACCCCGAGCCTGCAAGGAGCAGCACGCCCTATGCGCCTATGTCCGGCGGGTGTTTGAGACAGAGGATATTTGGGTGGACCTGCCCCGGCTGGAGCACTATCTGAACTTGGCGCGGTACTTCCCGTTCCGGCAGCTCTTCCCCTGGCAGGAGGCCATTGCTGCCCTGTGGCTGTGTACCTTCCGGCCCGATGGGCTCCCCCGGTGGAAAACCTTTTTCGGGATGCTGGCCCGCGGCGGGGGGAAGGACGGCTTCATTGCTTTCTGCGCCTTCTGCCTCACCTCCCCGTACAATCCGGTTCCCCGGTATAACGTGGATATCTGCGCCAACAACGAGGACCAGGCCACCCGGCCGGTGGCCGACCTGGTGGACGTGCTGGAGTCCCCCGGCCAGGAGGCCAAGCTGTCCAAGTTCTACTACCACACCAAGCAGCTGGTCCAGGGCCGGAAAAACAAGGGGACCGTAATTGGCCACACCAACAACCCCGCCGGCCGGGACGGCCTGCGCAGCGGGTGCGTCATCTTCAACGAGGCCCATCAATACGAAAATTTCAAAAACATCAACGTCTTTGAAACCGGCCTGGGCAAGGTGGCCGAGGCCCGCGTGGGTATCATTTCCTCCAACGGCGCGGTCAGCGACGGTCCCCTGGACGACTACCTGACCAAGGGCCGGGCCATCCTCTTCGAGGGGGAGGACGACGGCGGATTTCTGCCCTTTATCTGCTGTCTGGCCTCCAAGGAACAGGTCCACGATGAGGCCAATTGGTACATGGCCAACCCCTCCCTGGCCTATCTGCCCCACCTGCTGGAGGAAACACGGGGGCAGTACCGGGACTGGAAGGAGCACCCGGAGCAGCACGGGGATTTCCTCCCCAAGCGCATGGGCCTGCGGGCGGGCTTTCTGGAGCTGTCTGTGACGGACTACGAGAAGGTTCTGTTCACCAAGAGGCCCCTGCCGGATTTGACCGGCTGGAGCTGTGTGGCGGGGCTGGACTACGCGGAAATCAGCGATTGGGCGTCCATTGACCTGCATTTCCGCCGGGCGGAGGAACGGTATGACTTAAATCACACCTGGGTGTGCCGCCAGAGCAAAACCCTGCCCCGTGTGCGGGCCCCCTGGCAGGCGTGGGCCCAGGCGGGACACCTGACCGTGGTGGACGATGTGAGCATCTCCCCCGCGCTCCTGGCCGCTTACCTTCAGGAGGCCGGGAGAATCTACGACTTGAAGATGCTGGCCCTGGACCACTACCGCTGGACTCTGATATCGGAGGCCCTGCGGGCGGTTGGGTTCGACGCCGCCGACAAAAACCGGGTGAAGCTGGTGCGGCCCTCGGACATCATGCAGGTAGAGCCGGTCATCCAGGAGTGCTTTGACCGGGGCCTGTTCCACTGGGGAGACTGCCCGCCCCTCCGCTGGGCGGTGAACAACACAAAACGGGTGCGCTCCAGCAAGAAATTGGGGGTGGACACAGGCAATTACATCTACGCCAAAATTGAGGGCAAGAGCCGCAAGACCGACCCATTTATGGCCCTGGCGGCGGCTATGACCGTCGAGCGGGTCCTGGGGAACGGCCTGCCCCTGAGCCCCCCGGTGCTGGGGGCGATACGACTGTGAGGTGCGAAATGAAGAACTATAACGTGATTGAAATTACCTTCAACAATGGCCATTCCGCTATTTGGGAGGCCAATAAGGGCGAATGGGACGACTACTCCTACGACGGAATGTCCTTTGTCATCAAAAAGGACGGTGCATGGGTGGGCATCTACAACATGAACCACGTTATTTCCGTGGTGGTGAAATGATACAAGCCGCTGGGGATGGGAGTGAGGTGACAGCCTACGGCATTCCATTTCTTTGATTTCCTCCGCCCCAAAGGGGGAGGAACCGGGCGCGTGGTGGAGCTGTCCTGCCAGGAGCTGCTGGCGGCGGCCCAGGAGTACCAGCTCCGGGAGCTGGCCTTTTGGATTTGTGTGGACATGGTGGCCAACGCTGTGGGACGGTGCGAGTTCCGCACGTTTCGCAACGGCACGGAGGTGAAAGAGCGGGACTACTACCTGTGGAACGTGGAACCCAACGTCAATCAAAACTCCACCGTGTTCCTCCACAAGCTGGTGGCCCAGCTGTGCAAGCACAACGAGGCTCTGATAATCAACCCCCGCCAGCGGGACGGCCACGATACCTTGGTGGTGGCCGACGGCTGGGAGGTTCCAGAGACCTCCGTCACCCGCCTCCAGGAGTACCAGCAGGTGCGGGTGGACGATTTCACCTTCCACAAGACTTTCCGGGAGGACGACGTACTTCACCTGCGGCTGAATCACCTGGACCTGCGGCCGGTGCTGGACGGGCTGTATCAGAGTTATTACAAGCTGGTCAGCGCGGCTATGAAGGCCTACCAGTGGTCCAACGGCCAGCACTGGAAGGTCCACGTAAGCCAGCTGGCCCAGGGGGACAAGGAGTTCCAGGCCAATTTTCTGCGGATGATTCAGGAGCAGGTCAAGCCCTTCCTGGAGAGCAACGGGGCCATTCTCCCGGAGTTCGACGGGTACACCTACACCAACGAGAGCGGCAGGGTGAGCGCCGGGGACACGCGGGACATCAAGGCCCTGATGGAGGACATTTTTGACTTTACCGCCCGTTCCTTCCTCATTCCCGCCGTGCTGGTGAATGGGAAGGTGGAGGCCACCAGCGACGCCAACCAGAGATTTCTTACCTACGTGATTGACCCCATCTGCGACCAGCTTCAGGAGGAAATCAACCGCAAATTCTACGGCTACGACCGCTGGCGGGCGGGGGAGTATGTTTGGGTGGATTCCTCCAGCATCATCCACTTTGACCTGTTCGCCAACGCCGCCAATGTGGAGAAGCTGGTGGGCTCGGGGGTGTTCTGCATCAACGACATCCGCCGGGCGGCGGGACAGGCTATTATCAACGAGCCCTGGGCGTGGCGCTTTTGGCTGACCAAGAATATCGCGGCCATCGAAGCCGCAGCCCAGGGCCTGGGCGAACAGGAAGGAGGAACACAATGAGCCACCCCAAACGAAAACCTATGTGGGAAATCCGGCAGGCAGCGCAGGAAAACACGTTAGACCTGTATATTTACGGTGATGTGGAGGGCGACGGTTACAGCTGGTTTTGGGATGAACCCATCGAAAGTGAAACCAGCGCCAACCATCTCCGGGAAGAGCTGGCACGGCACCCTAATGTGAAACAAATCAATATCTATATCAACAGCTACGGCGGCAGTGTTTTTGAGGGGACTGCTATTTACAACCAGCTCAAACGCCACACGGCCCATAAGACGGTCTATGTGGACGGCTTTGCCTGTTCTATTGCATCCGTGATTGCTATGGCTGGGGACGATGTGGTTATGCCCAGAAACACGCTTATGATGATTCACAATATGTGGATGGATGTGCGTGGTTCTGCCGCCGAACTGCGAAAAGCGGCTGATGACCTGGATACGATCAATGAGGCCGGACGGGCGGCCTACTTAGAAAAGGCGGGAGACAAGCTCACCCCTGAGCTGCTGGCACAGATGGAGGATGATGAGACTTGGCTGACGGCCGAGCAGTGCATCCAATATGGTCTGGCCGACCGCTATGCGGACCAGGACGCGGACCTCACCCAGGCGTCGGCAATTTTGCAGAAAGCCACACTTGCGTTGGAGCAGCGGGTGAATGTACACAAGAGTATGGCAGCACAAGTGCGCGCCCTTACTGCGCAGGGCAATGGCCTGCAAGGTCTTGCGCAACACAGTTCCCACACCATCACCGGCCTGCTGGGCCGGAAGTGAAAGGAGAAAACACTCATGCCCTTGAAAAACAACGACACTCTGACCATTGAGCGTGTCCGTGAAAAGCTCCAGGCGGCTTTCCGGGCCAACGACAGCGAACAGCTCCAGCAGGCCACCGACGACCTGGTGCTCTGGGCGGCACAGGAGACGGTCAAGGCCAAGGAGGCCTATGACCGGGAGCTGGAGCAGCTCCGGGGGGAGATGGATTCCGGCATTCTGGCCGCCCGAGGCGTCCGTCAGCTGACCAGCGAAGAGCGCTCCTACTGGCAGAAATTCCAGACCGCAGCCCTCTCCCCCGACCCCCGGCAGGCGGTCACCGGCCTGTCCGACGTGCTTCCTAAGACCACCATTGACTCGGTATTTGAGGAACTCCAGACCCGTCACCCCCTCCTGAGCCGTATCCGGTTTGTATACACCGGCGGCGCGGTGGAGGTCATGGTCAATACCAACGGGTACGGACAGGCCCAGTGGGGGGACCTGTGCGCCGAAATCGTGGCGGAGGCCACAGCGGGGGTGAAAAAGGTCAAGACCTCCCTGCTCAAGCTCTCCGCCTTCATGAGCGTGTGCAAGGCGATGCTGGAGCTGGGCCCCGAGTGGATCGACAGCTTTGTGCGCCAGACCTTGTATGAATATTTCTCCAACGGCATGGAGGCGGGCATTGTCACCGGCGACGGCAACGGCAAGCCCATCGGCATGATACGGCAGGTGGGGGACAACGTCACCGTCACCGGCGGGGTGTACCCGGAAAAGCCCGCCGTGGTCCTCACCGACCTCTCCCCGGCCACGGTGGGCAATCTGGTGTCCCTCCTGGCGGCGGACCCCAACGGAAAGCCCCGGCAGGTGCGGGATTTGATTTTCCTGGTGAACCCCCAGGACTATTTTCAAAAGGTCATGCCCGCCACCACCCTCCAGGCCCCGGACGGCACCTACCGCAACGACGTGCTGCCCTATCCCATGGAGGTCATCCAGGTAGCGGCGCTCCCCAGGGGCAAGGCGGTGCTCGGGATTGCCTACCGCTATCTCGCTATGGCCGGGACCTCCCCCGAGGGGAGAATTGAGTACAGCGACCACTATCATTTCCTGGAGGACGAGCGGGTGTACCTGATTAAGGGCTACGCCAACGGGGAGCCCTTGGACAACAACGCCTTTTTGGTGCTGGATATCTCCGGCCTGAAGCCCGCCGCATGGAGGGTCACCATGGTGGAGGAAGCCGCGCCCTCCAGCAATGCCGCCTTGGCCGCACTGAGCCTGGGAAGCCTCACCCTGTCCCCGGCCTTTGACGGCGCCGTAACGGCCTACACCGCCGCCACCGGCAACGCCTCCAACACCATCACCGCCGTCCCCGCCGACGCGGGGGCCTCCGTTCAGGTGCTGGTGGGGGACAAGGAGATTGACAACGGCACCGCCCCCACCTGGGCCGCCGGGAGCAATACCGTGACTGTTAACGTCACCGCCGCCGACGGGACGGCCAAGAAGGCGTACACCGTCACCGTCACCAAGAGCTGATGAACCGGGATACGGTATCCGCCCAGCTTCTGGAGGACGTAAAGAACTACCTCAATATCACCTGGGACGATGACGCCACGGACCGCAAAGTCCGGGGCCTCATCGCCGCCGGGGCGGCCTACCTGGACCTGAAGCGGGGCGCTCCGGCGGACTATGATATGGACGGCCTGCCCCGCTCCCTGCTGATGGAGTACGTGCGCTACGGCAGGGATGATGCGTTGGATGTGTTCGAGAGCAATTATCAGGCGCTTCTTTTGAGT